TACCGTTGCTAGATGATACAATACTTTGTCCATTAACATCTAATGCACCACCTAATTCTGGTGTAGTATCTTCTACAATATTATATAAACCAACGTTACCTGATGCTGATGTAGCAATAGCAACTAATGAACCTGATCCTGAATCAATTTTCCATTTATCATCTGATTCGTCATAAACTAATCTAGCGTTAGTAGAACTACCTCTATCAACTTCAATACCAGATAAAGTACCTGTAACACCTGCACCTGACTCACCATCATTGAGTATAATAACTCTATCGTTGATAGCTGTATCAGTTGAATTAACTGTTGTTTGTGTACCTGTAACTGTTAAGTTACCTGTAATTGTAACAGTGTCTGACGTGATACCAATATTACCACCTATAGACTCAATGTTATAATCACCTGATATTCTTTTGTTTGCACTCATAGTTTCTTCCTAATTATAAACTATTTATCTCCGTTTTAAAACTGCTCATATCAATTTCAATAATGTTCGTTCTTTCAAAATTAAATGGTGTACTTTCTTTGCCTACCACTCTATAAAATAAATTATTACTCCAATGATCACTAATTTGTTGTAGTTGTTTTACCCAGTTACCGTAGTATGTTGCTTCTTGATCTGGTGTTTTATACCAAGCAGTGCCTGCGTATATGTTATTAACAAGTTCTGTTGGTGACCCTAGGTCAAAACCTAGTAAAAATACTTTAGTACAACCACGCTGACATAATTTAGCAACCGCGGCTGGTCCAGAAGAATACCCATATTCAGGTCTTTCTAATAATCTAGCACCAGTGTCTGGTCTTGGTCTGCGTGTCCAAAACTCGTGTGTTCTTCCATAACCTGAATCTTCAATTTCAGCGGCCATTTGTCTGTCAGTAGAAACTAGTATGTCTACTTCTTCTTCTTGGTATATTCTATTGCAACCTGCTACTGGACCGTAACTGCGTAAGCGTTGTACGTCTAGTCCTTGTCTGCTTTGTCCGTTGCCTAATGCAAATCCATAAGTCATAAAAAATCCCTTGTATCGTATTTAACACAAGGGATTTTGACCTTAATATAATTTAAAATTATGCTAAAGGTGTAAGTCTGATTAAAGACTCTGAAGAGTCGTCTGCAACAGCCCATGAATAAACAGTGCCATTGAATCCAACTGCTTTGTGTGCAGTAATTTTTTGAATAGTAACGTTATCGCCACCGTCAACTTGGCCAACAATAGAACATTCACCTGCGTCGTGTCCTGTTACTTTATCTACAAGATAAGCAACGCCTGAAACTGTACCTGCGTCATTTGAAACTGTAAATTTGTTAGAACCTTTTTGGTTAACAATGTAACCTTCAAAGTCTGTACCGCTAATATCTGCACGAACTGGAATAGTAGCCGGAGCTCCACCAGTTGCACCTAAAAAGTATTTGTCAATAGGTCTTCCCATTTTATATTTCTCCTTATAGAAGTCCGATGTGGGTTCTATCCACTACGCTGATATGGTTAAACAGCATAAACTAACTACCCCGTGTAATTAGCACTAGTATTTATCTTGATAGTGTTTAAAAACAAGCTCTGCGTATTCTTTGTGCCACGAGTTACCTGGATGACTTCCGTCTCTTGCTGTAGTGTCAGGATTTATACCAAAGTCTGTATACTCTCCTGGAGCATGTACTAACGGAATATTTCTAACTAGACAAAATTGTTTTAAGAATATTATATTTTTTTGTAGATTGTGATATGCCCAATTAGGATTTTCAAACAGTTTAGGATATTCTGCTGTGTCTAATTGGTAGTCTGTTATTGAGTGTTTGTTTTTAGGCAATTCAAATCTAGACTCTGCAGGCCAACATACTGCTATTAAGTTTGGTTTTAACACGTCTACAGTCTTGTATATTGAACGTACAACATAGTCTGGGCTCGTACTACTCTGTGCTAGGTTCCAAACTGTTGTAGGCTGGTTAAAATGCGTTTTAAGCTGTTGTGGCCAAGTGTTCTCATACTTAACACCTACACCCACCGTTAGACTACATCCTGATACTAGTATGTTAAAGTCACTACGCTGACGGAAACTATCAGATCTAAATCCATGTTCATTAAATGTATAAGTTATATCATCATGATTAATTGAATTCTCAGGTGTATCTGTATCTATCCACTCGTATGTTTTGTTAGGTGGATACTTAGCATAGAACAATTCTTGTTCCCATGCTGAATCAAAAGGTGATGAATATAATTTAAAATCTAACTGCGACATGCAATTACTTATTGTTTAGAAACTAAGGTCAAAAAAAAGAGGACTCCGAAAAGTCCTCTTTTAATGTTTTACTAAAGTAGTATAAAACTACTGTTCTAATCTTAGCTGAATGATAAGTTAGAAACAGCAATTTCGCCTACGTAGTCAGCCGCGTTACCAAAAGATGACGCACTGTTTGTAAGCTCAACATAACCATAACGTGTCATGAATGATACTACTGGTTCAAATGTTGATGGATCCAATACAACGCCAGATGACATTAATGGGATATATGGGCAATAGAATGCCGCCGCATCAGCTTCTGATGAACCTTTATAACCAACTAAAACTGGAGTTGTGTCTGAAGCATATGAGTCAACATAAACTTTCATTGCTGAGTTTAATGTACCAACGAATTTAGTGTTTGTTGGTGCTTCAAATGTACCTTCAGTTGAACGTGCAAACGCTGAAGTAGTAGCTGATTGTAAAACTGTTAATGCCGCTGGTGAAACAACAGCCCAGTTACCAGCACCACGTCTTGTGCGTTGTGCAACCAAGTTAGCTGTTCTGTTGATTAGAACCGCTAAAGCCGCGTGTTCGTCACCAACGAATGTAGCTGTACCTGATACAGTTGCTTGGTTGTATGTAAACTCTGTAGCCGCTAATGAACGTAATGAAGCTAAAACTTCTTGGTCGATCTCAGCAGTAATTTCTTGTGCTAATGCCGCCATTACTTCTGCTTCTACGTCAATACCGTGTTGTGATTGAGCGTCTTGAGCCGCTTCAAATGTCCAACGTGCTTGTAATTTACGTGTTTTTGCTTCAACTGCTTGTTTAAGAATTTGTACTGAAATCTTACGACCGCCTGTACCTTCTTTACCTGCTGTTGAGTCAGCTTTACCAGCAGTTCCGTCACCAGCGTATGCTGTTGAGATTTGGAATGGTGATAATGCTTCGTCACCTGCTGTTGTGTTGTCGCCTGCGTTAGTAGCTGTTAAAGATTCAGCATAACGTACACGTAATGTATGAATTTGGCCTACTGGGCCTGTCATTGGTTGTACACCAACGATTTCGTTAGCAATAACTGTTGGCATAACTCGACGAATAACTGGAAGAATTACACGGTTTAGTGTTGCTACGTTACCACCTGCTGTTGCGCCTGATGTAGCCGCTTCAGCTAAGTAGTTTTTTGTGTTTTCTAAAATAACACCCATTGAGTTGCGTTTGTTGCCTTGAAGACCCTCTAATAAAGCGTCTTTTGTCTCACCCCAACGGCTTTCAAGTAGTTCTTGTGACATATCTTTCTCCTAATGTCTTACTTAAATACCAGCAAGTTTACGAAGGTTGATGATGTTACCATCGTCATCCTTGTTTTCTTGAACTTCAACTTGCTTGTCTTTATCCCCAGTTACTTCCTTAACAGATTCTGTAAGTGTCGCTTTTTTAGACTTCACTACATTCTCGTTAAGCACCGCTGGGAGATACTTGTTAAAGGCGCTTTCTAATTTCTTAGTTTGTACACCTTCTAATAAATTGATCATAACTTCTGCTTTTTCATCATTTAATGGTGAAAGTAGCTCATCTAATTTTGCTTGACGCTCATTAGAATCTTTAATAGTTACAATCTCTTGATCTTTTGACTCAACCAACTTGGTAGTTTCGTTGAGTTTATCGGTTGCTTCTGCAATTTGTTGATCTTTTTCTGCGATAGCGTCAACTAGTTTACGAATTTCTGCGTTCTCATTTAAATGAGTTGCACCAAATTCACTAGCAAATGCTTCGAAGATTTTTCTACCAAAGGTGTTCTCACGAGCAACTTTGATATCTTCATGTAATTGCGAAAGTTCTGCTTTCAAATGCTTGGCAACAGCGTTAGTCATTTTGTCTGCTGATTCAGTAACAAATTTAGTTTTTAATTCTTCTAATTTTGCACGAGCTTCTGCAACAAGTTTAACTTTAGTCTCAACAACGTCCTGTTTATCTTGTGCAAATTCTTTAATTTCTTCAGCTAACGCTTTAACCACAAACTGTTCTAATTTTTCAATTGTCTCAGTTTGTACCTTTCTGTCTGAACGAAGATCTTTGATTTCTTCAGCTAATTTAGTAACCATAAAGTTATTAAATTTTTCTGCTGATTCTTTCATTTTGTTAACTTGGTTAACACGATCTTCTGCTAATTTGGCTTTTTCTTCCTTCATTTCAGCCATTTCAGTTTCAAGACTTTCAGTTACCATGCGATCGATTGCTTCAACCATTGTTTGTTTATCATGCTCATACTTTTGAGCGAACTCCTCACGAAGTTCAGCACGAACAGACTCACGAGTCTCTTCTAATTTAGATTCCCATGCTTCAGAAATTTCTGCACGAGTTTCTTCATTAACGAGATCGCTATCTAATAATGGTTTTAGTACATCTAGCATGCCAATCTCCTAATTAAGCCTTAAGATCTTTGATGAGTCTTAATACTTCACTCTTCAAATATCGTTGTACTTTGGCGTCACCACTAGCCTCTCTTGCCATCTCTAAAACATTATGACCGTGTCTCATATTCATAAGACCTTCATAAATTGCTGTAGGATAAGCATTCGGAGCACTTGGTTGTGACACGATGTCAACAGTGATAATTTCAAAATCACTGACTTGTCCTGAGTCCTCGTTAACGTTTCCGCTACCGCGACTCGAAACTCCTAACTTAACACCACTTTCTAACATAGTTTTAACTAGTTGTCCCATTGGTGTAGGTAGAATCTTTAATTTACCACATCCGTTTGGACCATCCATCCACATGTTTTCAATCATGTGTGATACACGGTCAAGGTTGATTTTTAAATCGTCTGGATGATCAACTTCGCCTAAAACGCTATATCCGCCTGTGACCTGCTCGTTAAGTGTCTTAACTGCATTTTCGATCTCATTGACTGGATATACACGTTCGTTAGCGTTTTTTACACCACCCTGGATGCAGATACCTTTCATGTATAGATCTTTACCATCATTTGATGACTCAACAATCATGTTGGCCATTGAATGGTTAAGATGTTCTTTCAAATATATGTTTGACATATAAGGTATCCTCTATTAAAAGTTTAAATTAAACTTTTTTAAGGTCAGGCTCAGTAGTACCGCCTTGGTCTTGAGCCGCTGGTGCTGGACGACCTTTTTCTTCACCTTTAGATGCCGCTGGTTTAGCTTCAGCACCTTTAGCACCGGCATTAGCCGCTACTGGTGATTTAGTTTGGTCTGCACCTTCTTTTGTTTCTGGCTTAGTAGCTGGTTTAAGATCAGCACCTTCTTCAAGAGCTTCTTCTTTTTCTTCTGCTACTTCTTCTTCAGCGTCTTCAACAACTTCTTCTGTTGTTTCTTCAGATTCCATTGGAACTTCCATTTCCATTTCTTCTGGTTCGCCTTCTTCAGCTTCTGGTGCTTCTTCAGCATCGCCGTCTGTCATTAATTCTTCAAACTCAGCCATTAATTCGTCTAGTTTGTCTTCTAAATCAACAACACGGTCTTCTAATTCTTCATGATCTTCTTCATGTTCGTCAGTTTCGCCGTCTTCGTCATAGTCAACTTCGTCTTCTGTAACACCTTCTTCGTCAGCTTCGATGTCTGCGATTAAATCATCAGCTTCGTCGCCTGCTACTTCTTCTTCAGTTTCAATAGACTCTTCAACTTCTTCGTCTGTTGATTCAGCAACTTCTTCTGTTGCTTCTTCTTCTGCCATTAACTCTTCGTAGATGTCACGTGACTTTTCAACCACTACATCATGGAAAAGCTCTTTAGCTTTGTCTTCTTCGTCGTTAATGATATACTCAATTAACTGTTCAAATTTATTTTCCATGTTTTTTTTCTCCATATATGGCTTTGTGAATGTATTTACACTCTTTTTCTTAATATTGGTGTTTTTTAAGCGAAAAAGGCGCCTTTTTGAGCCTTTTTTTGAATATTTCTATAATTGAGGTGCTTCTGCTGGTGCTCCGTACTGCCTTTGCACACGTTTTGCTTTTACTGTTTGCTCGTAAGTTCTTACGTCATTCATAATACGTAACTTGTTTAACTGCTTTAACGTCAGTTTTGTTTTACGTAGATCACCAATACGAGCCTTGCTTTGGTCTTCGTTTTCGTCTTGGTATCCAGGTTGTTTATCGTAAAGTTCGTTAAGTATCATAGTAGTATTTATACTTCTGGAGTCGTATCTACTCCAGGAATTTCATCGCCACCTAAGTCTGCTGGTGCTTCTAAGTCTGCTTCAATATCTGCACCTGCTGTTAGGTCTGAGTCAATGTCACCTGGACTAATACCTACAGATCTAAGATCACTGCCTGTAGTAGGTGTTGCTTCTATATTGTCTGACTCTTCAGCCCATAACTCTTCGTTTTGACGTAGCTCTTCTTCAGTTAAGCCTAAGAAACGTTGCATAGCAAAACGTTTACTAATATAAGGCATACCTTCCATGGCTGTAAACACGTTAACACGTTGAGCATCTAACTCTGCTTGTCTGTAACTAGCAAAGTTTTGTGGTGGATTAAATTTTAAGTTAAACAGTGATGAGTCAATGTTAAAGCCTCTAAAGCGTAAGAACATTTTAAATTCGTCATCTAGTTTATTGATAATTTGATTCTGTAGTCGCATACAGTATTGATTAAATCTGTATTCTTGAATAAGTGCTGTACCAACACGGCCATCACTTAGTGCCTGTGCTGATTCATCTGGACCAGTAGGCAAATATGAACTTGGAACTCTTAGGCCACGTGATAATTTATTGTTAAAGTATTTTAAGTCATCAATTTCACCAAGGTTTTGTCCACCTGGTAATGTTTCAACACTAGAACCTCTGCCGTCTGCTGTTAAAGGGAAGAAGTAGTCTTCGTTAATTGATAACGGATTGTAAGTAGCATCTACCACTGATTGTCCGCCACCTTGCTGTGTTGGAATACGACGTTGATGTATTTCGTTTTTAATACGTTCAACAAAGGCCATTGCCATGTGACTTGGCATGTTACCTACGTCAATTTTGAAGATTCTACGCTCTGGTGCACGTTGCACACGGTATATCAATATAGCATCTTCTAACAGTTCTTTTTGTTTAAAAACCTTATAAACGTTTTCTAACACTGACTGTCCAAAAGGCCATTTATAGTCTAAACCTTCACTTAAACTTAAATGAACCACGTGTTGTGCTTCTAAAGCACTTTCATTCATTGCTTGACCAAAACGTCCTTGTCCACCTGATGACATAGCGTTAGGTGCTGAATACTGATTAGGTGCAGTATATCCGCCTTGTGTTGGAGGACTGTTAACTGCGTCTTGTGCAGTTTTAACTGCTACTGATAAATTTTCAAAGTTTGGATTAATGTCACGAATAACATACTGCTCAGGTTTCTTGCCTTCTGCTTCGTTAACAATAACTCTTGATACTTTTGACATATCAACCCAGTACAATTCAAATGTTTCTGGATCACGTACAAATACTTGGTCACCGTATTTGATTACGTTTCTAAATAGTTTAAAAATTCTTTGATCAAATTGGTTAAGTTTGGTCCACTGTTGTAGTTGTTTTTTAATAATATCAACTTCGTGGTCTGTTGGTTTTTCTGTAAAGTCTATTTCAAATGATGTGCCGTTTTGGTCATTTACCTGTGTTGAGAATTCTGCAATAATATCTAAACAGGCATTGATCTCTGAATCCATATCCATTGCTTCGTATTGATTATAACGTTCAACACGATTTGGATGTCCTGAATAGACTTCTGGTAAACTTGATTGATAGTTTCTAAATGCAAAATCGTTGGCGTTGCCGGCCTGCGGTCTATTAACACCACTAATTGGACTTATTGATCCATCAGTTTGATTTGCTACTTTAAAGTATTTTTTCCAACTTGCCATAATTAACCTTTTGTATATGGATAGTATTTATCGCTATTCTAAACTTTAGCAAATAAAAGTCAATGTGTCAATGGAAATTTAGCCAAATTATGATAAATGGGCACGTGTTTGTTCGCTAACACTAATGTGTTTACTGGTTAATCTAATTAGTTCATCAAGTTTAGCATTTTGTGAGGACATTAGATCTGTATCACCACTGGCTGTTGTTGTTGCTGTGGTTGCTGGTGCAGTTTCTGTTTTAATACCTAACATTGACATCAATGCCGATGATATTGGACTTGACGATGTAGTACCTAAGGTAGATCTAACTGGCCCTGCTGTTGGAGTTGTTGTTAATGCTTCAGCCAATGAATTAACATTAATTGATACCGGCACTGTTTTACCGTCTGGTAATGGAATAATTGCTTCTGTACCGTGTAACATAGCAAGTTTACCAGTTTCTGGATAGTTAGATATGCCACCAAAAGCATACTTGTCTGGTGTAAATTTATCATAACTAGCATTTTTTTGAAGACTACTGCTAACTACCCAAGATTCCTTAAACGATTTCTTCTCGTCCTCAACAATTTTGGCTTTTTCTTCCGGAGTTAATTTTACTGCGTCCATCTTTTCTGAGTTAAACTGCTCCATAAATGTCAACTCTTTTGCGGCTTTTTTCTGACGAGCATTTTCAACAGCACGTTTAATTCTATTATCTAATTGTTCATCAGCAACTTGTTTATCTGCTTCGGCTTCGTTATCGGATAATCCTAAGCCAAATATTTTATCAATTGTTGATCTGTGTTTGACTGGTCTTTCATCTCCGCCTTTACCAAGTAACTCATCAAAGCCTTTCTTAGCAGTTTCCATCATTGTTTCAAGTGTACCAGTTAAGCCTTCTACAATTTTAGCAGTCATTGGCATAAACTCTAAAATCATTTTATTCAGGTTCATGGTAAAGTCTTCCATGTTTTTAAGTGATCTTGCCATACTTGCTTGTAATGGGTCTGTGCCTTTCATTTGATCAGCTTGTTGTTTTCTTAATGCGGCTTCTTCTTGCATAGCTCTGTTGCCTAGTCTGGCATATTCTGCACCGTTAGCAGTAACCATGTTAGCATCACCAAGTACTTTGGCGCTTGATATATATTGCTGATTAGTTTGTCCAACTTGATTAGTTAATTGATTTAACGCAGTAGTAGAGCTTAGAGAACCATTTTCAATTTGTTTTAAAATTTGTTGAATACTACCACCACTTCTGATCATTAATTGTTGACCTTCAGCAATAGTACCAGTACCAGCAGTAGCAATATCTCTAGCACCAGTAGCAATAGCAGGAGCAAACGCATCAACGGCTGATACAAAGTTCTGTAGTTCTCTGGCTTCTTTTACTTTACCTTGAGCTAATAATTCTTGAATCTTAGCATTAAATCTTGTTTCTGCTAACATTGCCGCTTGACGTTCTTGTAAGGCTTTTCTGTTATCACCTGTTACTCTTGATAACATGTCTAACTCTTTCATGTATCCTGCTGTTGATTGAGTTAGGCTTTCTGTTGATTGACGTTGCGTCATACCCAACAATGTTTGTTGTGACATGTAGCCAGCTGTGATGTCTGCTATTTCTTCAGCACCGTAACCTAGTTGACGTGTAAAATCAAATTGATCTCCAGACAATGTAGAAGTCATATCAGCAAATGCTTTGGTACCTGACATAGCACTACCACGCATAGCCGCTAACATTTTTCCGTTATCAACTACAACTTTACCAAACTGTTCTAGACTTAAACGAGAACTAAATGCTTGATTGGCAAACTGTTGCATACCGCCTGCACCTAGCACACCTGATCTACTTACTGATTGGAAAACGCCTGCTTGTTTACTTAATTCTGTAACTAAAAATTTTGAACTATCAACCGCAACTTGAGCAAGTTTGCCTAGGCCGCCACCAACAAGTGGTACACTTTTGGCTAAACCTACCATAGCACCGCCTAAGGCATCAATCACAGGTATCAGTGCATCAAAACTTTTTGATCCTGCTAACATCTGTGTAGAGAAACTTTTAACACCTTGCCCTAGATTGCCTAAGTGTTCTTTACCAAATTTCATCATGCCACCGCTTAGACCTTCCATGCGTTTATTCATGTCAGCGGTAACTTTGCCTGTTTTGGCAAATTCATTTCTGAGAGATTCTAACTCTCGCTGTAACTGTTCTGCGTCGTCGCCCATTAATTTTTACCTGGTTTTATACGTATATAAATATGTGTGTTATATAACATATTTATCGGAAAAAAACCATGGCTGAAAATACAACAAATCCGTTGAACAAATACTTTAGGCAACCAGCAATTTATGTTAAATTGCCTAGTAACGGAAAGCATTATCCTCCGGGCAGTATTGATATTCCGGCAAACGGAGAAATACCAATCTATCCAATGACTGCAATGGATGAAATTATTACAAGAACACCGGACGCTTTGTTTAATGGATCAGCAGTAGCACAATTATTTCAAAGTTGTGTTCCTAACATTAAAGATCCTTGGGTAGTACCACAAGTTGATATTGACATGTTGTTTACAGCAATTCGTATTGCCAGTTATGGTCACGATATGGATCTTGAAGTTACTTGTCCGCACTGTTTAGAAACAGACAATTACGGACTAGATCTTAGACAAGTTATTGATCAGTACGGAATACCTAATTTTGATGACAAGTTAGATATTGATGATTTAGAAGTTTATTTTAGACCGCTTAACTATCATCAGATTAGTCAATCAGCACAAAAACAATTTGAACAACAAAAACGTATTCAGTTAACAACAAATGCTGAAAATGTCACAGACGAAGATAAACTCAAAGCAATGAGTGATGCTTTAGCAGAAATTACAAAAATGACTTTATCAACAATAACCGAAAGTATTTCGGCTATTAAGTCAGATGGCATTTTTATTGATGATAGGGATCATATTGCAGAGTTTATGAGTAACATTGATAGAACTTTGTACGCACAAATAAGAGATCATTTAACCAAAGTAAGAGCTAAAGGTG